CTACGATAACCGCGCATTCAACATAGCTACCTGTTCGTCGTTCATGTCATCAATCCACATACCGTAAATTTCATACACCATCTGCGCAGTTTCATGCCCCATCTGGCTGGCTATAAATGCCGGGTTCGCTCCTGCCGTCAACAGCCAGCAGGCAAAAGTATGTCGCGTATGGTACGGATTACGGCGGCGAATACCAGCACGTTTTACTGCTGCATTCCATCTCGCACCCAAACTGCTTACCGAGTAATAAGGTTTCTGTTTTCCGTTACACATCCTGGGCATGAAAACAAAATGCAGTTTTTGCTTTTCGGTTCTGCCGTACTCCCGATGATAAAAAGTGATTTCGCTTTTGCGATGATGCCCGGTCAGTTTGTATTGCTCCTTCAGTGCTTCAAGAGCTGGCTGTAGTAATGTTACCGTCCGGATCCCGGCATTTGTTTTTGGGGGACCGAACATATCAAGTATCGTCAGGTTTCTTCTGACATTCACAATTCCCTTCTCGAAATCCACATCCTCCCACGCCAGAGCAGCCAGTTCCCCGTGACGAAGCCCGGAGTAAACGGCAAATTTCCACAAGTTCTGGCTCTGTCCTTTTTCACTTTCCATTAATGCATTGAATTCTGTTTTAGATAACGGATCAGGCTTTATTCTGTTTCGCTGTAATTTTTTTACTCCTTCAAATGGTTTGGTTGATATAAATCCCGACTGATATGCAAAACGTAACAACGAACAGAGCAGGGCGATATAGTTATCAACTGTGCGCACGGTTCTTCCTTTTTTGTTGGATCTTGGATTATCCAGGTAAAGCGTTTCTCCATGCAGCAGTTCATTCCGATAGTTTAAGATATCGCTATAACGAATATGTGATATTGGGGTGCTCTCACAAATTATTATTCTGAGTGTTTTTAATTGTGATTTCGTTTTCTTCATTGTGTTTGTTGTTAACTCTGTCTCTTTAATTTTTGTCCAGATATCACAAAGCTCCCCGAACGTTTTTATGATCCTCGTTGTCACCATTTTTGCCCCAGTGCTGGACTGGGGAAAACGTCTTAAATACTCAAATTCACCGGAGTTTATTTCATGAACTATCAGCGCTCTTAAATTTCCGGCCTTTTTAATATTACTGTTTGTAATCTCCCAGCCTTTTAATGTTTCCCGACATCGTTTTCCTCGAAACATGAACCAGATGCGAATGTTTCTACCTCTAATCTCGACACCTGTTGGTAATTTAGACATATCATGAGTCTTTGATAAACTGATTTATCTTTGGATAGTTGTACCAGATAATCCCTCGTTTGCTGTCTGGCTTACCTAAAGGAGATACTCGTTTGAAGTGGAAGCCCTCCACCCAACAGTTCTGGCGGTATGCTTCAATTTGTCTGGCCCCCAGACCAGTGCGAAGCATCAGGCCGTATTCAACCATCCACTCTTCATTAAAGATTACTTGTGCCATCGCATCACCTCTGGCAGGCGCCAATGTTAGACTGAAATTGACGCCCGATGTTGATTATTAATAATCAGCTATGAAGTTTTAATTTGAATACAATGCAATTCACGAGGACTGAAGTTTCTCGCAATTAAAATTTATCAGTTTTACTTTCTGCTCTCTGGAAACGCCTGCTTCTTTTTTACCTGAGAGCATTTTTTCGCATTCTGATTTCGTTAGTTTAGATTTTGAATATCTTGTCCAGTTAGTAGGAGTGCCACCTTCCTTTTCAATAGTGGCGGTAATTTTATACATGAACACCTCCATTATTATTTCCAGTGGTTCGTTTATTCCATCTTTCGAGTGCTTCTTTTTCACTTCCACCATAACCGGTTCGGGATTCGCATCCGTTACACTTCGCTCGGTAATATCCTGAAATGGCGTTCACCGTTACTGATGGACAACCACAAAATAGACATGGTTTGACTTTTTCATACCGCATTGTCTTTTCTCTCATATAATAAATTTTTGTTATGGCGGTGAGGCTACACCGCCATAGTAAATATCAGGGTTCGATATATTCTGGTTTCATATCTGTCAGTGTCGTTTTATACGCCTCATATAATTCTCCCAGATGTGGTCGTGCAGTATTCAGCGTATTTTCCAGAGCAGTAAATTTTTGTTCTGCTTCCGGATCACCTGATGAAGGCAGGTCATTTATCATCTTCTCAATACGGGCAATAGCATTGAGACGGTGATGACGCTGAACCACTTTTCCTTTTAGTTCCGTATAGAGAGCGCCAAGTGTATTTTTATGCTCTTCCACTTCCTGCCGAAGTGCTGTTGTTTCTCCGGTGCTTTGTGCCTGCTCAATACGTTCACGGAAAGCACTGATCCAGTTTTCCCCGGCATCCTGCTCAATAATTGTTGTTTCACGTTCCGCACGGCAGGCGGATGTGTTTTTATGTTCCTGAACCGGATTAATGATTTTTTCCTGTGGTTCGTCCAGTTCGTCCCGGGTGTACACTCCAAGAATCACTTCAGGGCAATAAAGGCGCGCCCAGCGTTTGAGTGCCAGATAGGCAAGCTGCTGACGAGGATCATCGGCCCATAACGTTGAGTTACGTGTTCTGGCCTGCGCCAGAAGTAACTCCAGTACGCGTGGTTTGCTCTCTCCGCGTAGTGTTGCCTGGACGCGAACTCCAATCCCGTTTTCATCGGCCAGCTTCCAGCCAGGTACACGATATTCTTTCCCTTTGTCGTTCTTCCTGATTTCAAATTTCCCGATAATTTTTTCCCACGGCCCGAACCAGTCATATTCAATACGCCCGGTTAGCGGCCCACGAGTACTGATTACGGCATTAACCAGTTGCGCTTCATATCCGAGCACACCATTCACAACGAAAGTTTTCTGAGCTACTGCGTAAGGGTTCATTTGCCACTGCATCGCCTGCATGGTGATGGCCATGCAGTCTGATGGATTTCCTCGGAGGTGTTCCGGTACAGTAGCCATGCCGGAAGCCATTACCTGAGAAAACGTCTGAATTGCAGTCAGAGACTGAGGGCTGAAAACCGCAACATTAGAGTTAATATTTTCTTGTTGAGTTAATTCGTTCATTGTGTCCTTCCTCAGATGCTCAGTGCTTCAAGACGACGAAGATCAAAGTCGTTTAATTCGTCGGTATAACTTTCGGTAATCGGTGCTGGCCAGTTGTTTGTCTCCAGCGCTTCGTTTATCTGTCGTAGCGTCCGGCGATATTCCTGTCGACCAAGTTCCAGGAGTTCCTGCGAGGCTTCCACGACAGCCACCCAGTGATAGCCAGCATCTTTGTTGACGAAGATCCAGAAAAATTTGTCCAGGTTTGCCACATCGCAGTACATTGCGGCGCTCAGGTGATAATCACGTTCAATAATTTCACGGTGTAAGCGATCTTTTAGTCGTTCTTGCCGCACATAACCGAGGCTGACTGACTTCACGTCGGCGCAGATGCTTTCGTATGGCAGTCGGATTTCGATATCAGGGCGGACCCTGATTTCCAGCCCGGTTTCTTCATCAAACCCGAAATAGCTGATTTCAGATTTGCGATCCGGGTGGTTGAGTAGTCTTGCCGCGTCAGTATTGTTTTGCAGTGCCGCGTGAATATTTTTTGCCTGTTCATACATATCTGGACTGATAAACGTTTTTCCTGCATTTTCTTCTTGCTGGCGTTTTTGCCAATCCTCCAGTGTTACCAGTTTCGGGCGAATTTTCCGGGCGATTTCGGTTAATTGCTCTTTTGTGCCACTGATGTTGTAAGGCAACGATTTAGCACGTTCTTTTTTTGCCAGTTCTGGATCTACAGTTTCAATTTGCTCCAGAAGCTGCTCCCGTGTTCCACTGGTTTTCAGCAGAGGAGGGAGGCTTGCGTTGTATTCTTTAATACAGGCTTTCATTGCTGATGCTTTGTGTTTTTCCCCCTCAGGAATACGCCGAAATTCCTCCGGAAGCGAACCGTAAAGGATGCCTGTTTCTTCGGCCCCAGCGCTTACCGACAGTGGCTGTATAAGAGTGCTGTTGTAGCTTTCGATCCACTCTTTCATCTGCTCTGGTGTCATCAGTGATGGCAGACTGGCATTGTGTTTTTTAATGATGGTGATCAGTTCGTTAGAAGTAGTAACCACATATTCAGGAACCGGTACCGGAATGGCATATTCATCAGCGAATTTATCCGTTTCCAGAACATAGCTGTGAATGATCCGCCCACGCAGCAATGCATCACTTTCCTCGTTCGGAATAGTCCTGGCAATGTGCCGCCCGTGGTAATACATCAGACTGATGCGGGCATCCTTCAGCATTGTGCTGCTTATTCCGTTGGCGGAGTGATAAACCTCGCTCGGGAGGTTTTCATAGCGGCCAGGCTCGAAATATGATGGCCACATGATTTCAGTTGCTACATGAGCTGACGCTTCACCAGTTTCATCACTGCAATCGTGATGCGGATGGTTGCCAGCGTTCTCCTTGTGCTGATGTTCAGCGCCTTCCATTTCCTCCGGATCATTTTCCTTAGCTTCAACCTGATTCTCTTCATCGAATGTTTCCTGGTATGTTGCGTCGCCCATCACCGCGCCACAGTCAGGGCAGTTACTGCCGCCGGTCTGACCGCAGGCGGCGCAGACTTTTTCCGGTTCCTGTTGCGCTTCTGGTTCATTTTGTCGCGCATTTTGGCCGTTTTGTTCCGATTTTCGGTCGTTCTGTTCCGTTTTTGGCTGATGCTGGTACACAGAATCGCGGGTCTGGATCCCCTTAACCCATTTCGGATCATTCGGGTCGCTAATCCCTTCAACAAATTCTCCGCGATAGGCAGCCAGTAATTTGTCTGCATCGACAGGATTTTTGGGCGGAATGTTTTTCCGGGCTTCATGGAGTTCTGCCCGCAGTTTCTGATACTTCGCATCAACAGAATTTACCTGTGACTGAGCATCCAGCGGCTGCGTGTCCTGATGATGTTCAGTTGCATCCGGTTCCACTGTTTCAGCCGTTGCCTGTTCATCTGCCATTGCGCAAGATGGTTGCGGTTTTTCTTCATCATCCTGTTTTTCTTCTTCTGTTAGACGCTGCGGCATTGGGGCAGAGGAGCGACCGCAGGCAATATCCACGATTTCCGGATCAGGGTTGGCATGATCGGTTTCAGTCAGTACTTTGTTCAGATATTCAGTGACGTGCGCGGGGATGACCTCGATCCCAATTGGTGCTTCTTTTACGGACGCAACCACGATGGCGCGGGAATAATCCAGCCCGCCAGGCATGGTGATGAATTTGTCGCGGAAAACAGAAAAGGGCGGTTTATTTTCAGCGATAATTTCCTCAATGCGTTTAGCGTGTGCCGGATGAAGGTTATAGATGTCCAGATCCATTGAACGGGCCAGTACGCCAGTGGCTACGTCGCGCGCCAGTGACGTCAGATCGTGTACGAAACCTTCGCCGCGATCGGTGAGGTTTCCGCCGCCAGCATTAGCACCGGAAGCCGTGCGAGTGATGTGTGAAACACGATTACCCTTCATCCACTCTTTTGTCAGCAGTCCTCGATCGGTGTAGTCAGCGTTCAGGTATGCTTCGAAAAAAGCAGTTATCAGTCCCAGGTTTGAATTACCAGGATTAGGGAAAACTTTGTCAGTGTCACGAACCAGTTTGTGGAGATCGCGAATTTCCAGCGGGTCGAGCAGGCTGGTTTTGTGGGAAACAGCCAGGGCAGTAACAGCCGGTAGTTCTTCAGCCCGAGCAATGTGTAATGCCTGGAGTCCGTCGCGTGAAACATGCGTTACCGGTTTTTCGCTGCCGTGTTGAGCAAGCCAGCGAATGGGCAGTTCCTGGCCAGAAATTGGGAGTAGCATATTCTCCTCAATCTCAGTCATGTCTTCGCCGTTGACGTTGGTATTGCCTTGATAGTGAGCGTTGTCTGGTGCTGCTCCCGGTTTTAGTTCCCATGTCATGGAGTCTTTGCTGAGTTGGTAGCGTTCACTCCAGGTAAAATCGATCTCACCTTCAGCGGGCAGGTCATTAACGACAGGAAAATTCGTGGCAACAGCTTTAAAATAGCTGCTCAGTTTTTTACCTGACTTAACGATCAGGTAGTCCAGAGTGGCACAGGTCGATTCAAAATCGTCGCTTGCCCACAGGACGACGTCAGGTTCACCGGATGATTTTTTCGCTTTCCGTAATAGGAAGAGTGGTTTTGTGCTCATTGTTTTTTAACCTCAACTCAGATTAAAATTCGTTTTGTTCAGTGAATGATCTTGCCGGATACACACTGTTCATAGCCTGCGCCATACGCAGGCTATTTCTTTCAGATTTCACCTTTTAATTTCATTGCAATTAGAGTTGCCAGAAATTCGGCTTTTTTTTCTGCGGGCAGATTCTTTCCGGTATGCACCAGGCACATTTTTTTGACACCTTCGTGAAGTGTTTTAACGTTGCCTGATGGACCGTCGATATCAACCACAGTGAATGGGGTTTCTTTATTTTCTGTTTTAATCACGTAGCCAATACGCTTTCCTTCCAGATTAACTTCGTGAACAATGTCATCAGTAGTTACAACAGTGGCTTCATAACTGGTAATCATGTTTTTCTCCTTAATTAAGGTTGAGCGAATCCCTGCCATTGCTGGCATAAATTCAGTTTCGCATAGTCAGTTAATTAAATTTCGTGTGCCATCTGGTCTTTTTCGGCACATATTTCACTACAATATTTTTTCATTTCCGTCGTTGGGATAACTCCACGCATGAAATGAAGTGGTCTTTTAATGCTTTTGCTTTCTTTAACTTCTTTATCGCAAAGGTGGTAAGCACATTTTATTTTCTTAGTCATCACCATGACTCCGCCTTTACAGGTAAACCATCACGACCGAGGAAGACTTTAATCATGCAGTCAGTAATGCATGTTTTTGTGGTCAGGTTACGAATATAAAGTTTTCGCTTTTTAATATTGTTTGCCGAGGCAATATATGTCCGGCCGTTATGAAGAACATAATCACCAGGAGTCACACACTGACGTGGTATTTCATCAGTTCCGAAGTGATGTGCAATCATAATTATCTCCATTTTTACAAATGAACTTTGTTGATGCGGTGCCTGGTGCCTCCAGGTGACTGCAACCAGTTAACAATTACAGTCGGCTTTCCCACCCAAACCAATAAGGACTAACATGACTTTTAACTGTGCCACGTGCGCTTAGCCGCATTCACCGCATCACAAAATTCACTTTAAAAAGGGCGGACATCAGCCGAACTTCAAGAAAAAAACTGATGCCGCCAGGACTACACACAGCAATGTCGTTATTTACAACCGGAGGCGCACTCCCACCATTTAAATTTAACAGACAAGACCGACTCTTTATGGATATCGGAAATGCGCCTTCGTGTTGTGCCCGGTTTTATTTCACCACCTCCGGGCTTCGGTGGTCTCGGCTATACCCCTACAGCGAGAGCTTGTGTTAACATTTCAATACCCTTACAGTTGAGAGTTATTGATATGTTGGATGTATTTACTCCATTGTTGAAACTTTTTGCAAACGAGCCACTCGAAAGACTTATGTATACGATTATCATTTTTGGTCTCACTCTCTGGCTGATACCGAAAGAGTTTACTGTCGCATTCAATGCTTATACTGAAATACCTTGGCTCTTTCAGATTATCGTTTTTGCCTTTTCTTTCGTGGTCGCCATTTCCTTCTCAAGATTGCGAGCACATATTCAAAAGCATTATTCATTACTACCAGAGCAACGAGTATTGCTTCGTTTATCTGAGAAAGAAATCGCTGTATTTAAAGATTTCCTTAAAACAGGAAATCTTATTATCACTTCTCCTTGCCGTAACCCGGTTATGAAAAAATTAGAACGGAAGGGCATCATTCAACATCAGAGTGATAGCGCAAACTGTTCTTATTATCTCGTCACCGAAAAATACTCCCATTTTATGAAGTTATTCTGGAACAGCAGGAGTAGACGTTTTAATCGTTAGCTTACTGTGTGCTTCTCCAACCATCGGCGCGCACCAGTTTCGGTTTTAAATGTTTTGCTTTTGGTATACGTCATGGCAGTGAACGTTCCATCCTGGTTGGGGAACACGCCGCACACCAGGGATTCGTTGTTGCCGAGGTCGATTTTTTGCATTTTGCGAATCTCACATCTTGTTGCTACGTATAGCGACTTCTGCCTGCCAGAGATCCCAGTCGTTGCTGCGTAAAGCCTGCACAGCCTGGTTGTAAGTGATACCGCAACAATCCATCAAATACTGAACTACTTCGTAATGCACCATCTTATCTCTCCCCTTAACGCCGGGTGGCGGAACTAACTGCTGCACTGCAAAATTTGAATCCCGCCGTCATGTTCATACGCCTCGGGCTGGCTACTTAACCCCTTACCGGAAAGCGCATTTCAGCGGCGGCGGTTCTTCCGACGATTCTGTCATTGTTCATTAAGCAAAAGTTTCCATGCTGTTTGTGCTTATTCTAAGCCACCGGGCAGCATCATACGGGGCAATTATGGCCGCATTACCATACATGCAACTGTACATAGCTGATTACCTGGCTGACACCATGCATTTGTCAGCAGAGGAGCATGGTGCGTATTTGTTGCTGATGTTCAATTACTGGCAAACAGGAAAGCCAATACCTAAAAACAGGCTGGCAAAAATTGCCCGTCTGACTAACGAGCGATGGGCTGATGTTGAACCATCCTTGCAGGAGTTTTTTTGCGATAACGGCGAGGAATGGGTGCATCTTCGGATTGAGGAAGATCTGGCATCAGTCAGGGAAAAATTAACCAAAAAATCAGCCGCAGGAAAAGCATCTGTTCAGGCCAGAAGAAGCAGAAAGGAAGCAGATGTTCAAACAAAACAAGAGAGAAATTTAACAGGTGTTCAAACAGATGTTGAAGTGGTGTTTGAACATGATGTCAACACAAAGGCAACTAATAAAGATACAGATAAAGATCTAAAAACAGATCCCCCCCTAAATCCCCCCCGGGGGAATCGAGGTGTCAAAAAGTTTGACCCTCTGGATATTACTTTGCCGAACTGGATTTCTGTCTCGCTTTGGCGTGAGTGGGTTGAATTTCGCCAGGCATTGCGAAAACCGATTCGAACGGAGCAGGGCGCTAACGGGGCGATACGGGAGCTGGAAAAATTCCGCCAGCAGGGTTTTTCACCTGAGCAGGTGATTCGACACAGCATCGCCAATGAATACCAGGGCTTGTTCGCGCCGAAAGGTGTTCGACCTGAGACGTTACTCCGACAGGTTAACACCGTCTCGTTACCGGATAGTGCGATCCCGCCAGGCTTCAGGGGGTAACTGACCATGAAAAATATTGCGACAGGCGATGTTCTTGAACGTATCCGCAGACTGGCCCCGTCACATGTAACCGCGCCATTCAAGACGGTAGCGGAGTGGCGCGAGTGGCAACTTTCCGAAGGCCAGAAACGTTGTGAGGAGATCAACCGTCAGAATCGTCAGTTGCGGGTGGAAAAAATTCTGAATCGCTCTGGCATCCAGCCATTGCACCGCAAATGCTCGTTTTCGAATTACCAGGTGCAGAACGAAGGGCAGCGATACGCGTTGAGTCAGGCGAAATCCATCGCTGATGAACTGATGACCGGGTGTACAAATTTTGCGTTCAGCGGAAAACCTGGTACCGGGAAGAACCACTTAGCGGCAGCTATCGGGAATCGCCTGCTGAAAGACGGTCAGACAGTGATTGTGGTTACCGTGGCTGATGTTATGAGTGCCCTGCACGCCAGCTATGACGATGGGCAGTCAGGCGAAAAATTTTTGCGGGAACTGTGCGAAGTGGATCTGCTGGTTCTTGATGAAATTGGCATTCAGCGCGAGACGAAAAACGAGCAGGTGGTACTGCACCAGATTGTTGATCGCCGGACAGCGTCGATGCGCAGCGTGGGGATGCTGACAAACCTGAACTATGAGGCCATGAAAACATTGCTCGGCGAGCGGATTATGGATCGCATGACCATGAACGGCGGGCGATGGGTGAATTTTAACTGGGAGAGCTGGCGTCCGAATGTCGTCCAGCCAGGAATTGCGAAGTAATTTTTACCGGGAGAAAAATTTAATGGAGACTGTTTTTGACGCACTGAAAGCAATGGGAAAAGCCACATCCATAGAACTTGCTGCGCGACTTGATATCAGTCGTGAAGAAGTGCTGAACGAACTATGGGAACTGAAAAAGGCTGGTTTTGTTGATAAAAGCGCGTACACCTGGCGTGTGGCTGATAACAATGTTCAGCAGGAACAGCCAGCGCAGGCAGAACTGCCGGAAGAAATCACCACAGCAACAGTAGCGAAAATCTCAGAGTGCGATTTAACCGCGACGATTGAACAACGAGGACCACAAACGGCTGATGAGCTGGCTACATTGTTTGGTACCACATCACGCAAAGTGGCTTCAACGCTGGCAATGGCAATCAGCAAAGGTCGTCTGATTCGCGTAAATCAGGGCGGTAAATTTCGTTACTGCATACCGGGCGATAATTTACCAGCAGAGCCGAAAGCAGCATCGGTAGCGGAAACTGATGGTAAGGCCTTTCCTCAGACCGCAGGTGTTGCGTTACCAGTACAGGAGGCTGCAACACAGGAAGATATTAAAACAGAAACTGTGGCGGACATTGTGCAGTCGCTGCCATCGTTTACTGAAACGCGAGCGGATGACCTGGTTTTACCATCACTGCATATGGCAAACCGCGAACTGCGTCGGGCGAAAAATCATGTCCAGAAGTGGGAGCGTGTCTGCGCCGCGCTGCGTGAGTTGAACAAGCACAGGGATATTGTACGACAGATTACTGATTCTTCCCGCCATGTTGCATCGGAAAAGTGATTGCCGGAGGCACCTATGGCAAAAGTATTTACACCAGAAGAGCGAGAAAAAATTAAAGGACAGGTTGTTGAACTTGTACCTCTGAGCGGTCGCGAGACGTTACGGGCTCTGGAGGCTAAAACCGGTGCATCAAGGTATTACATAAGCACTCTCGCCAGAGAACTAGTCGCCAGTGGTGATGTTTACAATTCAGGCTACGGATTATTCCCGTCTGAGCAGGCGCGTAAAGACTGGCAAAACGCCCGCAAAAAACTATCAAGGACAAAGGTGAAGAAACCGGTTGTGGTTGATCCTGACCTTATCTGGTCATTACCAGACGGAGAAATACGCCGTTACGACAGGCGTCTGAACATAATCTGTCGCGAGTGCCTGAAGAGTGAAGTTATGCAGTGAATATTGTCGTTTTATCAGGGGGATGTTCGGTATTTATTGAAGTGACGAGATTAAAGTGCATTAGTTCAGATGCAAATTGACATTTTGTGGCACAGGGTAGAGCTAGCGTGGTTGTCCACTTTGTGCCAAAAGCGGACCTTTACGTATAGGAATATCGCGAATTAGTCGCACATGAAATGTCATTCCCGGAGACATTATTTATTCAGACTTGTAAGGGTATGATTCATACAAACAGCGAATGCCTTCGATAATTTTATCTCGCTCGCCAGGAGATCATTTGTAAAAATCAAAAAATTCTTGGCAGTAGATACCAGATAACGCCAAATATACCAGGACGGCAACGTCTGGTTTTGGTCCTCTTTTTATCTCATCCAAATCTTTGTTTGTGCAGGAACGCATGGTGTCCCTGATATTCGTATCGTTAGTTAACGATTCGCTGACCGCCAGCACTACTGCTCTCAGTATGACTGAGAGCATTACTGGCTGAAATAATTCGCCCATAGAGTGCGGGATGTGGGGTATTATTACTTTCCGCTATCGCTTGCTGAACACGTTCCTCCTCTACTGGCATAAGGCGACTGATGAGATCGCTGAGCAAATCTTGCTTTGACTTATGATCGTACATTACCGTTGCCTTACTGACGCCAGCCTCTTTTGCAACGTCATCGATTGAAAGTCCAACTGCACCTTCCCGAAGAACAACCCTTTCGCGTTTCATCGTTTCACCGGGTGAGGTCGTGCCAGCGCCGTCGCATCCAACATCATGCGGGCAGCAGCAGATCCCATGGATGCGAATAAAAACCATTATAACCTATTGATTATTATTTTTAAATTTTAATCCAGTGCTAGATTTCTGCTTATCCCTAGGAACTAAATCATGGAGGTCGAGATTGCCTCCAGATCCTTTTGAGTAAGTGTGCATTTTGTACATGAGGGTTTAGTCAACAAGGTCTTTATTTTGGATTAATCCTATGGTAAAAAAGAGAAAATTAAGAGTTTGGATATATAAGGTAATTAAAATGGATCTTTACGAAGCTCGAATGATGGATAAAGGAGAATTACATGTTCATTTGAATGGATTGGTAAGCACTCAAGTAATTAGGGGGGTCCTAGAAAAAAATATTATTGAAATGCCTGAACACTTTAATATAGATACTGACTTGAATGTAACACACCCAGCAAGATCACTAGTGGATTATTTAAAGCCATGGCAGTTTTTAAGGCTCATTCCTGCAAGTCGCTTTGATTTATCTATTATGATTGAGAGTGCATTTTCAAATCTAATTGCTGAGAATATTAAGTTTGTTGAATTAAGAAATAGCATTATATACATAGCACTCCTTAATAACATTTCTGTTTCCGAAGCATTGAAGTGGGTTTTAGATGATATTGACTTTTTTTCTAAAAAATTCAACATTCAAGCCGGGCTTATTCTAACTATTACGCGTGGTGAATATGCTCCCGAACATCTTCGTTCTCTTCTTGGTGCTTACAAAAGTCTAGGATGTCCAGCAGGGGTGATTGGTTTGGACTTGGCTGGTAATGAAGATATAACACCACCACCTGAGACTGCAAGTTTATTTAGAAGTGCTAAAGACAAATATGGACTAGGCATAACAATTCATGCGGGTGAGACTGGAAATGCTGATAACATAAGGAATGCCATAATTAGTTATGGAGCTGATCGTATCGGACATGGTACTGCTGTTATAAGATCTCCGGAGATAATGGATTTGATTAGAGAACTGGACATTTGCATTGAGGTTTGTCCTATTAGTAATCGTTTGACAGGTGCAGTCTCTGATGTCGATCCTCATCCAGTTGGCGAAATGATTAACCATAATATTCCGTTTGTGATTTGCTCAGATAATCCAGCTATTCACAGATCAAGCTTGAGCGAAGATTATGTCGCATTTATGCAAGAGACCAAGAATTTTATAGTCATGGATAATATGTATGAAACTCAAAAGCGATATAGCTTTCTTAAAGGTGTGAAATGAACATTCGATTCATAACCAGAAATAGACATAAAATTAAAGAAATAAATAAAATTCTATCAGGTACAGGAGTAGTTGTATTAGCATCTGAACACTCTATAGATGAAATTCAAACTGAAAATGTCCATGCGTTAATTAAAGATAAATTATTAAAAGCATTTAAATTAGTTGGAAGACCGGTCTTTGTCGAACATACTGGACTATATATAGAAAGCCTCAATGGTTTCCCGGGTGGCTTAACGCAAATATTTTGGGATAAGCTTCAAGCTGATAAATTTTCACAATTATTAGGAACAAGTGAAAACCCTCGTTTAGTTGCTAAAACAATAATCGGCTATTGTGATTCGATGAAAATCTATATTTTCGAAGGTGAAACTCAAGGTACGATATCTCCTGTGCCAAAAGGCCCTCGAGATTTTCAATGGGATTGTATATTTATTCCTGATGGCGAAAGTGAGACTTTTGCTGAGATGGGGGACAGGAAAAATGAAATATCTATGAGGAAAAAAGCTTTCGATAAATTTAAAGAATATCTATTAGAGGGAGGAAAATAATGGAGCAATTACTTGCTGATTATAAAAAAGGAAATGTTATCCTTTTTGTTGGTGCTGGTGTGTCAATGAACTTAGGTTTGCCATCATGGAGTCAATTGGTTGATCACATTGCAACTGAGTTAGGTTATGACCCAGATATATATCGTACATTCGGTAGTGCACTAGAGTTAGCTGAGTATTACAAGTTGAAAAAAGGCAAGATAGGGCCTCTTAGAAGCTGGATGGATAGAATGTGGCACTCTAGCGATATAGATATCAATAAGTCTAAAGTTCACGAGTACATAGCTAAAGCTAATTTCCCTATTATATATACTACAAATTACGACCGATGGATTGAAACTGCCTTATCAAACTATGGTAAAGAGTATATAAAAATATCATCAGTTTCTGATATTGCAAAAATAGATAATAATAAGACGCAAATAATCAAGTTTCATGGAGACTTTGATGACGATAGTTCAATTGTATTAGATGAAACAAGTTACTTTCAACGGTTAGAGTTTGAAACTCCATTGGATATAAAGTTTAGATCTGATGTTCTCGGGAAATCAGTTCTTTTTATTGGGTATAGTCTGTCAGATATTAATATCAGACTACTATTTTATAAATTGTCCAAGCTTTGGAAAGAGCAAAAGTTAGAAGAAGCACAGCCAAAGTCTTATATTTTCTTACCACGACCAAACCCAATTCAAGAGGAAATATTGGAACAGTGGAGAATAGGCATGATTTCATCAGAAAACGATAATCCAGGCGAGTCTTTGGAAGAGTTTTTGAAGAATTTCGTATTAGTATAGATAGGATTGTGTAATTTTACACCCAAATGGACATTTGTAGATTTAGATTTTGTAACTTGAAAATTAAATCATAGCATGGAACTACATAGAAATTATCTTAAGTAACTCCGCGAAGCGGAGCTACTTACTTCGACGTGGTCAATGTGTGGGCATGATCAGAAATAAATCCTTTTATTTCATTATGTGGAAGCGGTTTCAAAATCTCCATCGGGAGCTTTTTTGTTAGCATTGATATCTATTAACCAGAATGTTCCTGTCCGCTTTTCGCTCAAAGCGGACTAGAAGGTTAGCTTGCGTCGGACTTGGCGTATTTAAAGAAGTGCTGGTGGTGACTGGTTGTTGTGTTCCATTTCTACAGAATAAAATCACAGAAACTATACCCAATAGTTGTATTGAATCACTGACGAGACAGCCTCATATTTATCAGGACTGGTGTGCGTCTAATACAGGGGGTTGTCGTGCTGGTTCTCAAATGTGCGCTGGCTATTGCGGCTGTAATGGCAATTTATTGTCTTGCTGTTGTTCTTATGGAGCGGCTTTCTGATTGATTACATACTGGCTAGAAAAAAGGTGTTACCTTGGTTTATCTTTGTCCGGCAAGGTGCGCTCATTAATCTTAAGTAAATTTATTGCTCAAGTATTCAGATTACTTCTTATGGTTGAAGTCTCCTGTCAATGTAGAACCAATATATTTACAAAAATGAGACCCGTCGGGGATAGCCCTGCCGGGTCTGACTGTTAAAGCATTTTTAATATGATCATCTATTTTTTGGTGCTATAGACTTTTTCGCCCGAGAAGTCTGGAGCGACCCAAAAGTTAATATTAAACTGAGCATCATCGCTTAGTTCAACACGGTGCCAGTATTGTGGTGGGCTTGTTGCAAAAGCGCCAGCATTAATGACTACTTTTATCTCCGGTTCAGTAGCATTCTCATCAGTAAAACCATAATATGTTACAGTGCCTTCCATTACGCACAACTGCCCAAAAACACCTGCTGCTGTATTATGATGTGTTAATAACGCTGAAGGTACGTTCTCTTTTGTGAAGAACGGAGTTGAGCGTTTGATTACCCAATCTTTAGGAATTCTCTTGTGTGTCATAACCACCCCCTCAAAAACATGCATTATAAATGCGTGTTTTTGAGGGTTATGTCAAGCTGTTATGAAACACATAATTGATATGTTGATTAGAGGAGAAGATATAATAAATATGGTTGTTTTTCGTATAACTATTTGTTTTACTTTTAGTTTATGCATTCTGTGTGTTAGGAATAAGTTATTAAAGTTTAATCAAAAAATCTCGATGTAGTCCACATAGATTATTGTTACTGAACCTTATTGTGTGTATTAGTTGTGTTCTGAAATTTCAGCTTAATTATTTATGATGTATTTTTTAACGATAAATATTTTCCCAGGATACCTTTACTGTGTATATAAATAAATTATATACACATAAATAATGTAAAGGTGTCCTTTTAGATATATCTTATCAAATGTTAATGACTTGAGTGGGAAATATGATTCCAGCAACTTATCATGCGGCTACTTTATAAAAATAATGCCCATATAAAACAACAAGCGAAAAGGATTACGGATAAAAAAGGAGCGAGATGTGCGAACTTGTTATTTTCCATGTTTAACCACCTTAAATAATTGATGATGACGGGATGATTGCATCTGTAATGCTTTTATTGAAATGTTATGATAAAAAAGAACTTTTGCATAACATTAAAATGTAATTTATCTAATCGTTTTTAATAATAAATGTCGTATTTCTATCCTTGTACCAGCTATTTGATATGTAGTGTTTGTTCATGCTATGTGGGGCTTTACACCATAGCCAGTTTATTTATACTTTATTCGTCAGCCTGAACAACTGGCATCTGCTGCGCTGCGCCATCGAGAGATTGAGAAATGGCGCATATACAACTGGTCAAACAAACCTCTTCTGGTTTACTTCTCCCGGCGACGCCGGAGAGTTGCGATTTTCTGCATCAAATCAAAATAGGTGAGTGGATACACGCAGACTTTAAGCGTGTGCGTAACTACGCATTCCACAAGCGTTTTTTCAAACTCCTGCAACTGGGATTCGATTACTGGACTCCGGTCGGTGGGGCGATCACACCTCGCGAACGAGAACTGCTGTCTGGTTTCGTGGATTACTTGTGCGAATCAGTTGGTCGGGAACACACACCAGCCCTGAGTGATGCCGCAGAGCAATATCTAAATACAGTTGCGACACGCAGAACTCGGGATACGGCATTGCTAAAGTCGTTTGAGGCTTTCCGCGAGTGGGTAACCATTCAGGCCGGATTTTACACCGAGCATATTTATCCGGACGGTAGCCGTGGGCGCAGGGCGAAATCCATCGCGTTTGCGAATATGGACGAAACCGAGTTTCAGCAGGTTTATAAATCTGTTCTGAATGTGCTGTGGAACTGGATTCTGTTCCGTAAATTCTCCTCTCAGGAGGAAGTTGAAAATGTGGCCGCACAACTACTGGAGTTTGCGTAATGGTGAATTTACGTAAAGCGGCTAAAGGCCAGATGTGCCAGATCAGAATCCCTGGCTACTGCAATCACAATCCCGAAACCTCTGTGCTGGCGCATTACAGGCTGGCGGGGACGTGCGGAACAGCGACAAAACCACACGATATGCAGGCAGCGATTGCCTGTAGCTCATGCCACGATTTAATCGACGGGCGGGTAAAAACCAGCGATTACACCAAAGAAGAATTACGCCTGATGCATGCAGAAGGTGTTTTTCGCACACAAGAAATCTGGAGAAAGGAAGGTTATTTATGATTTACCCAACAAATACAGGCAAAAGCGGGGAACACCTTCGTCTCACCACGCTGGAAAGTGTCTGGATTCAGGGAAAACTGCGCATGTGGGGGCGCTGGTCGTATATTGGCGGCGGTAAGACGGGAAATATGTTTAACCAGTTGCTGGCATCCAAAAAATTGACGAAAACAGCCGTCAATGAAGCCCTGCGCAGGATGAAAAAAGCGGGAATAGAGAAACCTGAGCTGGAAGCGTTTTTGCGAGAGATGATCAATGGCAAGCAAAAGACCTGGCTGGCGCATTGTACTGATGCAGAGGCGTTATGTATTGATAGAGTCATAAGTGAGGTGCTGGCAGAGCATCCTGGATTGATTAGTGTCCTCCGGCAACGGTATGAAGGACGGGGGATGACTAAGCGCAAAATGGCTGAATTGCTAAATGATGCACATCCTGAGTGGTGTTTTAGCACATGCGAAAAGCGAATTGCTAATTGGTTGGCTGTTGCTGAGTATGCCCTATATATTCCCATGCGAGAATCATTTGCTCAAAAAATAGCTTGATTTTTTACGCATAAACTGCTTCAATTCCGGTATGCTTCGCAAAGCTGTATCGCGAGGCGAACCAAGCGCATGAACTTTACCAGAACCCGCCATTGAGCGGGTTTTGTTGTTTCTGGTACTGGCGAACCTGATGTTTCATTTCTGGAGCGCGATTCCTGGCGGAATACCTAGAATCGAGACATTCTGGTAAAATTGTTTTCAGTACAGGATGTGGAGGTGAGATGAGAGAACTACCTAAAGATTATTTTTTAGGAGTAGATGATGAGCTCGTCGATTATCTTGAAAAACAAGGGGAAGAGACGATACGAGAGATTCATCTTTCTAACAAAACCAATGTTGAGAATGGATACAAACTTCTGAACATTCAGATTGTTGGAATTGGTTCATCTTTTTTATTGCTGACACAGAAAACTAATTTCGATTTTCTCACCGCCGGAATTACCACATTTACATTACTATGGACATGGTGCGCCATTTACTTGGTATGTACTGGTTTATCTGTGAAGGTTAGGGGCCTGATCAATGCCCCTCCTGATCATCTATATCATGAAAAATATAAGGATATGGAGCCCTCGAGCTTTAAAATATTCGCTGATGCAGGATATTTAGGACCTGATAAGTTATTGCCGCTTATACGAAGGTATCGCCTTGTTGACTTGAGTGATACAGCAAGAGAGTTACTGTTGGAAAATGAGAAAATCCGCACGAGTCTCGATAAAGCAAGGATGTATACCATCCTTGCTCCGGTAGCGGCGATGTTTATCTCGGCTGTTTTTTTATATGTTCAATGACTGAGTCGGCAGAATCTCCAACAAAAACACGACGTGTAGCAAAGTCTGTAGTACTTTGTGTTGGAGTTGGTTTTGGTGCCACGGGTTGCTGAGGTTTATTTTCACCTTGTGGTTTGTTTTTTTCAGACATAAAAATCCTCTTTGTTTGAATTGTTACTTTTGGCGATTTAACGATATCAAACACGAGTATATACCGCCAGAAGCTTAATCTGGCACTCCATCTGGCCCCGGCATGTCCCGGGGCTTTTTCGTTGTTAGGCTCCGGAAACATCCTCGACTTCTTGTTAGCAAGCCTGAGAGCCTGAATCTTACACTTAGCACCATCCGAACTCTCGGAGGTGAGGCTTATGAAAATGCACAATGCCCCTCATTCCTGGCCTGACTTACTGGAACTCTTACAAAGTTGGTGGCGTGGAGATACGCCGCTGGGTGCAGTGGTTATGTCAATTATTATGGCTGGTTTGCGCATTGCCTATTTTGGCGGTGGCGGCGGCTGGAAACGAAAAACGCTTGAGATTCTGCTTTGTGGTGCTCTGACGCTGACCTTTGCATCCGCGCTTGAGTATGTCGGATGGCCTAAATCACTTTCTGTTGCCATTGGTGGTGGGGTGGGGCTGATTGGTGTTTGCTATTCGTGGTGCGGCAATGAGGGTCATCGGTAACAAGTTCGGTGCCCATAAGGAGTAATTAATGCAGACACTTAATTCCCAGCGTAAAGCTTTCCTTGATATGGTGGCATGGTCAGAAGGAACAGATAACGGACGGCAGAAAACCAGAAATCACGGTTATGATGTTATTGTCGGTGGCGAACTGTTCACTGATTACTCCGATCACCCCCGCAAACTTGTCACGCTAAATCCGAAACTCAAATCAACAGCCGCTGGACGTTACCAGCTTCTTTCACGCTGGTGGGATGCCTACCGCAAGCAACTTGGCCTGAAAGATTTTTCTCCAGAAAGTCAGGATGCTGTAGCGCTGCAGCAGATTAAAGAGCGTGGCGCTTTGCCGATGATTGATCGCGGTGATATCCGTCAGGCTATCGACCGTTGCAGCAATATATGGGCTTCACTGCCGGGCGCTGGTTATGGTCAGTTCGAGCATAAGGCTGACAGTCTGATTGCAAAATTCAAAGAAGCTGGCGGAACGGTCAGAGAGATTGAGGTATGAGCAGAGTAACCGCGATTATCTCCGCTCTGGTTATCTGCATCGTCGTCTGCCTGTCATGGGGTGTTAATCATTACCGTGATAACGCCATCGCCTACAAAGAACAGCGCGACAAAAATGCCAGAGAACTGAAGCTGGCGAACGCGGCAATTACTGACATGCAGATGCGTCAGCGTGATGTTGCTGCGCTCGATGCAAAATACACGAAGGAGTTAGCTGATGCGAAAGCTGAAAATGATGCTCTGCGTGATGATGTTGCCGCTGGTCGTCGTCGGTTGCACATCAAAGCAGTCTGTCAGTCAGTGCGTGAAGCCACCACCGCCTCCGGCGTGGATAATGCAGCCTCCCCCCGACTGGCAGACACCGCTGAACGGGATTATTTCACCCTCCGGGAACGACTGGTAATGATGCAGGCCCAACTTGAAGGTGCTCAGCAATACATAACCGAGCAGTGTTTAAAGTAAAATCTTAACTACAATATGATTCATTTTGATGATTGTTTCATAAGGAACAGTGAAGTAAGATCTAAGAGGAGTTAAATTTTATACAGTATAATCATAATATTGCAGCAAGGTGGTTATAATTGAAAGAATATTTAGATATGAATACATCTCATGTAAGAGTTGTTACTCATATGTGTGGGTTCCTGGTTTGGCTCTATAGTCTTTCAATGTTGCCACCAATGGTTGTAGCATTGTTTTATAAAGAAAAAAGCCTGTTCGTTTTCTTTATAACTTTCGTTATATTTTTTTGCATTGGTGGCGGAGCGTGGTATACAACTAAGAAATCTGGCATTCAATTACGTACCCGTGATGGGTTTATTATAATTGTAATGTTTTGGATTTTGTTTTCTGTTATTAGTGCATTCCCTTTATGGATTGACTCAGAACTTAATTTAACGTTCATTGATGCTCTGTTTGAAGGGGTTTCTGGAATAACAACAACAGGAGCAACTGTAATTGATGATGTTAGTTCATTACCTCGGGCATATTTGTACTATCGGTCACAGTTAAATTTTATAGGTGGTTTAGGAGTTATTGTTCTGGCGGTTGCTGTATTGCCATTATTGGGTATTGGTGGTGCAAAGCTTTATCAGTCAGAAATGCCGGGGCCATTTAAGGATGACAAACTCACTCCCCGCCTGGCCGATACGTCACGGACACTGTGGATAACTTATTCTTTATTAGGTATTGCTTGTATTGTCTGTTATAGACTTGCAGGAATGCCTTTGTTTGATGCTATTTGTCACGGGATTTCCACAGTTTCGCTTGGTGGTTTCTCAACTCATAGCGAGAGTATCGGATATTTTAATAACTATTTGGTTGAGCTGGTGGCTGGTTCTTTTTCCCTGCTATCGGCTTTCAACTTCACTCTTTGGTATATTGTTATTAGCAGGAAAACGATAAAACCTTTAATCAGAGATATTGAACTTCGTTTCTTTCTGTTAATAGCCTTAGGGGTGATCATTGTTACCTCTTTCCAGGTCTGGCATATAGGTATGTATGACTTGCATGGAAGTTTTATTCATTCGTTTTTTCTTGCCAGCTCCATGCTCACTGATAATGGTTTAGCTACGCAGGATTATGCAAGTTGGCCCACGCACACGATAGTGTTTTTGCTGTTGTCAAGTTTCTTTGGGGGATGTATAGGTTCAACTTGTGGTGGAATTAAGTCACTTCGATTTCTTATACTTTTCAAACAAAGCAAACACGAGATAAATCAGCTTTCTCATCCCAGAGCGTTGTTGAGTGTAAATGTAGGAGGGAAGATAGTTACAGATCGTGTAATGAGGTCTGTATGGAGTTTCTTTTTTCTTTATACTCTCTTCACGGTGTTTTTTATACTGGTGTTAAATGGTATGGGATATGATTTTCTTACATCATTTGCAACAGTGGCTGCATGTATTAATAATATGGGATTAGGTTTTGGGGCTACTGCATCGTCATTCGGAGTGCTTAATGACATTGCAAAATGTTTAATGTGCATAGCTATGATTCTTGGTCGCCTTGAAATTTATCCTGTTATTATATTGTTTTCAGGTTTTTTTTGGCGCTCCTAATATATGGCTGATTTATAATTGTGAGTTTAATATTATGTTGACTCACTCATTGATCCAATACCTAACTTTACCAGCAACACCTCCGTCCCCAGTAGCACTGGCTGCTGGGGTGCGTTTTATTCATAAAGCAAGGCTGTATGAGCGAGAAATTAAAGATAGTCTACCTTCTGCCCGTAAGGTGAATGGTAAGGCGCTTTCAGCGGATATAACACTGACGCCGAAAGATATTGGTACGCTTAACTCAACAACAATGTCATTCAGCGGTGGTGCTGGTTGGTTCAAATTAGCAACGGTAACCATGCCACAGGCGAGTTCTGTTGTTTCAATTACGTTGATTGGTGGCGCGGGATTTAACGTGGGGTCACCTCAACAGGCAGGTATATCTGAACTTGTTTTGCGTGCAGGTAATGGTAATCCGAAGGGGATTACTGGTGCTTTATGGCAGCGCACATCGACAGGGTTTACAAATTTTGCCTGGGTCAATACATCTGGTGATACTTACGATATTTACGTTGCAATCGGAAATTATGCGACTGGTGTAAATATTCAATGGGATTATACCAGTAATGCCAGCGTGACGATTCATACGTCACCAGCATATTCTGCTAATAAGCCGGAAGGGTTAACGGACGGTACAGTTTATTCACTCTATACGCCATCAGAGCAGTTTTATCCGCCTGGCGCACCAATCCCGTGGCCATCAGATACCGTTCCGTCTGGCTATGCCCTGATGCAGGGGCAGACTTTTGACAAATCTGCATACCCGAAACTTGCAGCCGCTTATCCGTCAGGCGTGATCCCTGATATGCGTGGCTGGACGATTAAGGGCAAACCCGCCAGTGGTCGTGCCGTATTGTCTCAGGAACAGGACGGCATTAAATCGCACACCCACAGCGCCAGCGCATCCAGTACGGATTTGGGGACGAAAAACACATCGTCGTTTGATTACGGAACCAAATCCACGAATAACACCGGGGCGCATACCCATAGTATTAGCGGGACTGCAAATAGTGCCGGTGCGCACCAACACAAGAGTTCCGGTGCATTTGGTGGCACGAACACGAGCATTTTCCCTAATGGTTATACCGCGATTTCAAATCTAAGCGCGGGGATTATGAGCACAACAAGCGGTACTGGCCAGACTCGTAATGCAGGGAAGACATCATCAGATGGTGCTCATACCCACTCGCTGTCCGGCACTGCTGCAAGCGCAGGCGCACATGCACATACTGTCGGTATTGGTGCTCATACGCACTCCGTTGCGATTGGTTCACATGGACACACCATCACCATTAACGCTGCTGGTAACGCGGAAAACACCGTCAAAAACATCGCATTTAACTATATTGTGAGGCTTGCATAATGGCATTCAGAATGAGTGAACAACCACGGACCATAAAAATTTATAATCTGCTGGCCGGAACTAATGAATTTATTGGTGAAGGTGACGCATATATTCCGCCTCATACAGGTCTGCCAGCAAACAGTACCGATATTGCACCGCCAGATATTCCGGCAGGCTTCGTGGCTGTTTTCAACAGTGATGAGGCATCGTGGCATCTTGTTGAAGACCATCGGGGTAAAACGGTTTATGACGTGGCTTCCGGCGACGCGTTATTTATTTCTGAACTCGGCTTATTACCGGAAAATGTCACCTGGTTATCCCCGGAAGGGGAGTTTCAGAAGTGGAACGGCACAGCCTGGGTGAAAGATGCAGAAGCAGAAAAACTGTTCCGGATCCGGGAGGCGGAAGAAACAAAAAACAACCTGATGCAGGTAGCCAGTGAGCATATTGCGCCACTTCAGGATGCTGTAGATCTGGAAATCGCAACGGAGGAAGAAACCTCATTGCTGGAAGCCTGGAAAAAGTATCGGGTGTTGCTGAACCGTGTTGATACATCAACTGCACCTGATATTGAGTGGCCTGTAATACCTGAAGTTTAAAATAAAAGCCCGCTTAAAATATCGCGGGCTTCGAAATATAAATGTATTTTCAGAGGCTAGAGCTTAGGATATCTCAGCGGCAATTAACTTATGAGGGATAGCTAAATACCAGAAGATAA